GGTCCTTGCGGATGTCAGTGGACGTGGCACCCCCCAACACCTCGTCAGTGACGAGAGCGTCGAGGTTCGTCTTTATGCGATTCTTGATGAGTTGAATGCTCATACATCGGCGAGTTCTCCGACGAAGCGGTCCACGGCAGTTTCAAAGTGACGGTTGATTTCGGGTTCTGCGGCGCGGGCGATGCGATCCATGTACGGGTTCGGAGGCATGTAGCGGGTGCCGAAGTAGACGTGCTCCGCGTAGTGGACCGTGGGACCAATCGAGGCGTAGAGCCCGCCCGGCGCGATGTAGCGGCCGAAGGCAAAGGAGAGCTGCAAGTTGCCGGTGCGCTGCGCACGGGGCGTCCTGAATTGGAAATTGCGGTCTACGGCCTGGCGCTCCACCTCAAAGATAGAAGCTGCGGTTGCCTTGCTCAGGTATTTAAGCGCCATAGCGGGAGCGCGGTTGAAGTTGGCGCGGAGCTTGTCGAGGTTCTCGATGTGCAGGTCAACGGCAATCATAGGAAGGAGCCGCGGCGATAGTTTTTGATCGTCGCCACGTTCTCCGCGGTGAACGCGTTCTGGCTCCACGTGATCTGCGACTCGCCCAAGGTTTCCGTGGTGCGGCCTTCCGCGTCACGTCGCTTGAAGAGCCGCGACACCGCCTCCTCGCACACCTCTACAATCTCTGAGGGGAGGGCCGGATCGGTGCCGTCGTCCTGCGCGGTCGTGGGCAGGTAGTCCACGACGAGGGTAGAGAAGGGCGCCTGGCCGGCGTCAAAGGTGAAGCTATCCGTGCCCGCGGTAAACGTGTAGTTCTCGGCGGAGATGCGCAGACCGTCGGCATAGACGATGATCTGCGATGCATCCTCAGCGAGCATGAACGAGAGGTTCACGCCGTTGATCGAGCCCGTAGGAATGGAGCCGTAAACCCAGAAGTTGTTCACCCCGATCGAGTAGCCGCTGAAGCCGCCGGTGTACGTGATGCGGATGTTCTGCTTGCCGCGGGGCAGGTAGCCTTTGAAGTAGATGATGCCCGCTTCCATATCTACGTCATAGTCGTCCTCGTCGTAGCTCACCCAGGTAGGATTGGAGTTGAGGCCCGTCTTGTACTGGACCGAGTTGAGCACGAGTATCGGCGCGTTCTTGACGATGAGCGCAGAGATAGGGGCGCCAGAAGGCGTGCAGCCGTCGTAGAGCTGATGGGTAAACGTCGCCTGCATGAAGCGGCGGTTCGCCATCTTCTCGATGCGGTCAGTGACCGCGAGGATGAGCCGGTCGAGCAGATCGTCGAAGTCGGTAGCTGTGATGCCCAGCCGCTCCTTCATCCGGGCTTTGGTTGTGAGCGCGTAGGCCGACATATGGGTTCATTATCTCATCCCTGCCTCCATACAGAGGCAGAGGGAAACAACGAACTAATCGCTGTTGACCGGACCGGAGTCGCCGCCTCCCAAAAGGAAGATAGCGGTTCCTGGGAATGACGGCGTAGTACCGCCGACATTGAGCACGGCGCGCAAGTAACGCTTGCGGGCCGTGTTGAGGTTCGGGATGCGAACCATGTCCACTTCGTTGTCAGCCGTGATGGTGACATCGAAGCCCGTCACGTCGCTCCAGCTTGAATTGTCGTCTGACTCCTCAAGCTCGATGACGTAGGTCTCGTCGGTGCTGGCGAGGTCGATGTCGCCGGCAGCCACGACAAGCATGGCGTTCTCGTAACCCTGCGTGTCAACGCCGGTGCCGTTGGCATCCGCGGTGCGGGTCGCCGGAACGAGCGAGGCGAGCACCTTCACGTTGTCGAATAGCTTACGCATGTGTGGAATTGCTAATTTGATAATTCATCCTCCGCCTGGCCGTCGGCGGAACCTTCTCCTTCGATCTCAACCTCCTCCGCCTGGCCGTCGGCGGGCGTTTCAACATGCAAGCGAATGCGCTCCTGGATGTCGGCCTTGCTGCCGGAGGCAGAGAGGCCAAGCTCCTTCGCGCGAGCCTTGAGCTGCTCGTAGGTCATCTCATCAAGCGGGATGCTCGACAGCGCAATCTCGGGTTCCGGCTCAGGGATCTGATCGACAGGCGTGATGTCGGCAGGGTCAAACCGCTTGGCCTGCTCTGCGGAAAGCTCGATCTCGGTTCCCTTCGCTACCCGGTCGCCTTTGATGGCGAGCGCGACGTTAGTCCTATAACGCATACAGAATTGAAGCTAAGAACTAAGCGGCTGCGGTCTTGAGCACCACGGCTGCATCCGGGAGCTGAATGGTGACAGCGTGGCGGTGCGTGAAGCGCATGGCAGTCTGATTTGCGCGGAAGACTGACTTGCCGCCGACCGTGGCACTGTCTGACTTCGCGATCTCCATAGGTCCGCGGTCGCCCCATGCGAGCGCGAGCTGGAGATTGCCGAACACACCGAACTTGGTGCTGACGGCGGAAGCGGAGTAGGCCGGGAGCACATCGGTCGTGTAGACCGGGTACTCAAGCAGCTGGCCGACCGGCTGGATGCCGTTCTCACGCTGGAAGCGTGCCATGCCGCTGTTGCCGTACTCGTACACGTCCGTACCCTTGCGAGCGCGGATCTGTGCCCAGACGGTGCGGTGGAAGTAAAAGGCTGCGTTCTGGAGTGCCGCGGTAGGCAGCTCGCCGATGGCTTCGGAAGCCTCAGCGACGCTGAAGTCCTCGAAGCCCGTAGCACCAGAGCCGAGCGTCTGCACGGTCACATCTGCGGACTGCAAGAGGCCGACGAACGGCGAGCCTGCAAACGTGCCGCCCATGAAGCCTTCGCGGTCGATCCGGTAGGCGAGACCTTCTGCGGCCATCGCCATCAGCCAATCGGCAACGCCCACATTGGCGTCAGCCAAGAGCGTGTTGCCGATGCGGAAGATAAGCATCCACACCTTGGCGTTGAGGCGGGCGACGCCGATGTCATTCTGCGTCTCGTCCCCTTCCTCGTCCTCACCCACGTACTCGCCCTGCATCACCGAGCCGGTGTAGCGGGGGATTTCGAGCTGGTCTGAGCCCATTGCCCAGCGGCGCGCATCGCGCGGGATCAATCCCACGGTCTCCGCAATGCGGAGAATTCCTGCATGCACCTCTACCGGGACAAGGTATCCGCCCGTCTGGTCGCTGCTCTCAAGGTAGGCAGCCTTCTCGCCGCGAGCGATCGCGCGAATATCGGAAACGAAATTGCGCTTGCTCTCCTCGGAAACGCCCGTGACATCGCGGCCCTGAATAGCGCTATCCAGGCGAAGCTTGGATACGGTCTCCTGAACCTTCTCTGCGACTTCTTTGCCGACGATCTCCGCAAGGTTGGCCTTGATCGAAGTATCAACGGCAGTGAGCAACTCCTTCTTTAGAGTTTCATCCATACCTCCTGATAAAAAATTACGAATAAACGCCGAACTATGAGGCGTGGGCCTCTACTGCTTTCCGCGCTTCGGCTAATACGTCGGAAATGTACGTGGCGGCGAGCTGGACGACGCGGCGCTTCTCGGAAAAATCCCTAAAACGCTTGGTCTCCTCGTCTTCCTCCACGGGAGCTTCATTACCCTCCGGCTCCTCCTCCTCGACGGGAGTGAGAGCGTCTAAGGCAACGATCGCTTCCTGAAGTGTCTGTTTGAGATTTGAAATGGTTTTCGCGTCGAACTTCTTCTCGTCCGGCTCATCCGTGGGCTGTTCGTCGGGCTTCGGCTCGGTTTCGGTCGATTCTGGGCTGTCGCCTCCTTCCTCCTTCACGATGATAAAACCCTTCGTCACCATCTCATTGATGTGGATGCCCGACTTAACCATGGTGGAAAGCGCGTACGGATTGGCAGGCACCGAGACGAACGAGAATTCAATCAGCTCGGCCTTCGTTATGAGATTGCCCTCGCGCTCCTTCTCGATGAAGCCAACTGAGGTGGCGCGCATGACGCCGGCGTCGTAGAGCTGGCGGACGGTCTGGGCGAACTCGTGTAGGGCGAACTTACCCTTGGCGATCATTTTGCCGTCGCGGACTTCAACGCTCGTGGCGACGCCGATGGGGAGCTGCTTGTGGTCGTGTCCCCACAGCACGATGGGGTTGTTGCGGTAGTGCTCCAGCTCCCAGCCGTCGAGCTTGATGACCTCGTTGTAGCGGTCGAGGTTCTCGGTGGTGATGACGACTTCAAAGGTCCCGGCGTCCGTGTCAGCGGCTTTCTCCGTCGCCTCGATGGCGGCGCGCGTCTCGGCGGAAGCGATGTAGGTATCAAGCTCGAGCTTTATGTCCCCCGTGATCTTCTTGAGTGCTTCGTTCATTGAAATTGATTATAGGGCTGACAATTCCACACCTAGCTCACCTCGATTTTCTCCGCGCGGATGAAGCAGCGGCAGTGAGTGTGCAGCGGCGGCACGTCGATCGTGCGGTAGTTGAGCTTCAGGGTGCCAGCATCGGTGGTGATCTCGTCGCCCTTCTTGAAGAACACCTCATTGACGCCGATGACCTTGCCGTTGAGCGGACCGCAGTAGGGGCAGACGCGCTCGTCCTCGGCGGTGTACCAGCGCACGGACTGCACGACGCCACTCTGCCGGTACGCCTCGCGGCTGCCCTCGTTTGCCACGTAGAAAGATTCGGTGCGCGCGACAGCCACGGCGCGGACCTGATCCGAAAACTCATAGACCTGGTTCACGCGGGCGGCGAGCTGGGTGAAATCCTCCCCGGCGCTGATCCCCTCCTCGAGTTCGTCTTTCAGCAGGCTCGCCGTGGTGTTGTTGTAGGACTTAGCCAGGCGCTTGGCGGCAAGCTGCACGATCCGTGCGACGCTGCTCTTCTGCGTATCAAATGCGCCGGGGAAGTCCTGCGCGGCGTACTCCTCAATGCCCTGCTCGATGAGGAGCCCCTTGAGCATGGGCGTGACAAAGTCTACGAGCACGGCAACCTCCCCATCCATGTCGAACAGATCGCCCTTGGCAATGGCCTTCGTCATGCGTGATAGGTGTTCGATCACCTCGCGCTGCTGGCGGTTATTGAAATCGCGAATCTTGCCAGCGACGAGCTGCTCGTGCTGCGCCACGCGCGCGACGAAGTGCTTGTGGCTCTCCGCGTCCGGATCGTGGTGCTCAGACACAATCTCTGATGCCCTGCTCACAATGTCGTCGATAAGGCGCTCGCGACGAAGGGCGTGGCGTACATGACGCGGCGCGTACTTCTTCGGCTCGTCGCCGGCGGGTGCTGCCATGGGCGCCGGTGGCTTCTCGCCGAGCGGCAGATTCATGGCGTTGTAAACGGTGTCGCCACCCTGCACAGGGGGCAAGCCGATCTCAGCGCGGACCTCGTTGACCGTCTTGTACGCCTGCTTAGCCAAGGAGATTTCGCGTTCCTTGAGCTTGATGTCCATGTTCTCGGGCACGAACTCCTCGTAGGCGAAATAGAACCGGCCCGACGTATCAAATAGCGGCGCGATGTGGACGTTGAGAAATTCCACGAAATCGTCAGCGATCGGCTTGAGGGTGTATTTGGCGAAGACGTACTCGCTCGCCTCCGCGGTGGCGCGGTTCACCTCAGTGGTAAGGCCGACCATCGTCTTTGGAACACCGAAGCCGGAGAGGATCTTGTCGCGGTAGCGGTCGTCGGTCTCTCCGAACTGCATGTCCTGCATGTTCGCGGTCGCTGGGGCAAACTTGCTGCCTTTGGGGAGCACCGCCATCTTGTGCGCGTTCTGCACGCCCTGGTGCTCGGTCTGGAGCCCAAGCTTGATGAGCTTGATACGCTCCTCGCTCTCCTCCTCGGTCTCAATGAAGCCGCCAAACGTCGCGCCGTTGACAAAGAAGTTGCGGAGGAACTCGTTGGCAAACGAGCTGGTGTCTACCCAGCGGGCGATCTTCTCCAGCTTGCCCACGCCCCAATAGGGTTTGCGCGGATCGACGTAGCGGTCGTGCAGCACCTTATTGAGCGTGAGCGTGCGCGGCGGGAGCTGGTCATGGACCTTGTAGCCGACGAGCTTGGTGCCCTTGAGGATCGGCTTGACCTCAGTGGGGATGAGCGGCTTCAGTTCCCGGCCGCCGATGATCTCCCAGAAGGCGTTGCCGGTTAGCTCCTTGTACGCCGTATCGAGGTAGACGAAATCCTTGCCGGTGAATCCGGCACCGGGATTCTCCAAGAAGTCCACCAGCGGACCATCGAACACCTCCTGGTCGTCGCCGTTGCGCTCGTACCGCATGACCTTGAAGCGGATGCCGGCGAGCGATTTGGCGATCCTATCGACAGCGATAAAGACCCACTCCTTGTTGTTGTAGAGCAGGTTCCGCTCCGCTACGTCGGCAGGATAAAGCGTCTGCCACGTTGCGCTGCCTTGGTACGAGACCCCTTTCTTGCCTCCCTGGCTGAAGAGCCGCTTGAGAAAATCCATTGCCTCATAATAGCAATGCGAAATCCACATTGGCTGGAGGCCAATGGGGTAGGCGCTGGGCACGCTCGCTCCCCGAAGGCGAGCGGCCCAGGCCCAATCGTTAGCTCATCTCCAATTGCAATGATCGGGTGCGGGAACCGTGCCGCCGTTCGCTCCACCGTGAGACTGGCCGTTTGCGTATCTTGGGTCGGCGCAGCCGATCCACCATGATGTGCCCGGCGCCTGTCCTGCAGGCTGCCCTAGAGTGACCCGGGCGAGTTCCTGGCAGTTGGCTACCGTGAAGTACTGAGGAACAGCCGTTACGTTTGTGAAGTGGTCGGCCCAGCGCACGGCACAAAGCTTCTGAGGGGCGCGGGCCACCTGGGCCTTGTATTCCTCAAATTCGCCCGTGGTAACGCAACCGGCCAGCAGAGCTGAGAGAAGAAGAACCCCCACATTCTTGATCATGAACATCCCCCAAATTGAGCAGCGCCCGGATTGTAGACGGACAGTAGTCGAAGATCAATATATATACTCCAAAAGTTGTATCTGGGCATGCCTCGCGACCTAAATCCACACAAGCCCCAGGTTGTCGCCTTCGGTGGGCTTCGAAAGTGTGAGCGCAAGCGCGTCGGCAACGTCCGGCGATGCGACGCCGCGCTTCTTCATGTCCTCCTTGCTCTCCAGCTGCATCTTGCCGTTGGAGAGAATTTTGTACTTGGGGTGGGCGAGCTGATAGAAGCCCTCGTGCTTCTCGAGGATCGCGTCCTTCAACCAGGCGCGCACGTTGTCCCAGGACTCCATGCGGATGTTGAGGAACGCGGCTTCGTCGCGCGGCTTGCCGGCGCTGTTGACGCCAAACACGCGGCCGGCGACATCGGGCTGCTCCTTCAGCCGATCGTACACACCGGCGCCGACGCCGATCACGTCGATGAAGAGGCGTGCTGATTTGTACTGCTGGGTGAGGAACCGCTTGGCGCGGCCGGCCAGCTCCATGGTGCTGTTGCCGTACACCACGTCTAGCACGCGGGCCGTGTTGCCCTTGCGGTGCACGAATGCGCTGTTGTCATCGCCGTAGCGCGCCACGTCGAGGCCGATGATCTCGTCCGCCTGGTTCGTGAGTTCGCGGCTGGCGCCGAACGCCTTCTCAATGAGGTCGATGGATATGAGGGTGTCGGATGCCTGCTGCGGGAACTCGCCTTTGACGCGGATGCGGTAGATGTCGCTGTGCTCGCCATATTTGGTCCGCATCTCCTCCACCCAATCGTGGGTGACGAGACCGGGGATGACCTGGCGCCGCTCTTTGACATTCGGAACGTCGTAGGCGGAGATGGTGATCTTGTTGAACTTCGGATCGCGGAATGCGTCGTAGAAGTCGCCCGAGTTGCTGTTGGGGTTGCCGATGAGGACGAAGCGGACGGTCTCACCGCCGGAGAGCGCACCGAGGGCAGCTTCGTAGATCGCCGGGGCCACACCCGACGCCTCGTCGAAGATGACCATGATGTTCTTGGCGTGCCAGCCCTGGAACTTGACGACCGAGTTCTCATCGGTGGCGAGCCCCAGCGCGAACCAGTTCTCGTCGATCTCGAACTTGGTTTTGAAGAGCCGGCCGCCGATCGGGACCTGGGCGGTGAGGTACGCCTCGCGGAAGTTTCTCCAGTACTGCTGCTCGACCTGGCGCCACGTCGGCGCGGTGTTGATGACGACGGCTGGGGCGTAGGCGTAGAGAAACCAGAGCGCGACGCGGGGGAGCAGGTACGTCTTGCCGCAGCCGTTGCCGGAGCGAACGGCGGTGTAGCGGTGATCCTTGATCGAGTGGAGTATCTCCCGCTGCTTATCCCACAGGTTCGCAGAGAGGATGTCGGTAAAGAAAAACTCAGGATCGCTTTGTATCTGGGAGAGGATGTCCTCGGCGAGCTTCAAGTTTCGTTTTAATTAGCTCGGTAAAGTCGGCGATCTTGTGCTCATGCACGCGCTCGTCGCGCATGTCGGTGATGTTCTTCGCTACGAATATGAAAGAAGCTGGCGGGGCTGCGCCGGCTAACCCGACGTTGATGAGGAATTCTTTCTGCATCTGCTTGGCTTCGTTATATGCCTTGCAGAATTCTTTGAGCCCCTGGAGCTTCTCAAACTCGCTGGGGTGCAGGATTTCCTTCCCCTCAATGTGACGCTGGAGTCTTGTCTCAAGTTCAGGATCGTCACCTCGCTCGGCCCAGCGGTATACTGTCGTGTAATCCACGCCGATTTCCCGAGCAAATCGAAAGAGGGTCGGCATCTTGTTGGGCATGAGTCGGTATTTGACCGTCGCCTTGCGGACCTTACCCTTTGCCCCGAACTCGATGCTCTGCTCTGCCTCGTCCTTGAAGTACGGCTCCACGTCAAAAAACGTCAGGAGTTGCTGTGTGTATTCAGGCCGGAACTTGGTCGGCCCGCCTACGGGCATGGGCACCCGATCAGGATCTACGGGCTTGTTTCCTTTCTCGGTTGCCATGTCACATGCCGCAGCGATTAACCCCCCTTGTGAGTAGGTCCATCGCTTCGGCCACAAAGCTAATGCTAATGAGAAAATTCTACCAGGAATGGACGAGTTGCGCTAGACGGAGTACTCTCTCGCGCTGCTAAGCCAACGGGTGGGGATCTCAATGGATGGGGAGAGGAACGACAAGAAACCATTGCCATTGAAGTACCCCCTAGCGGAGAGCCTCTGCTCCGAGGTGCTAAGTAGGTTCATGCGTCGCCATGTAATGATATTCGATTTCTTCTTCTTCGCCGTAGATTTGGTGACCCGAGTAGATAAGCAGCGGCTCATTGTTGTTCGCGCGCTCGCCATAAATGGCACGGATAAGGATCAGGAGAATTTGCGCGAAGCGGAGGCGAACCCCAATTTGCTCCTAAATAAGCTTTCGCGCTTTGGGGACTACAACTCGGAAATAATGTGCATTCGCGTAGTCGATAATTTTTTGACCTTCATATCCGAGCTAATACAAAGCTGCATGTTAAAGAGGCCTGAGCTCTTAAAGTCGAGTGAGATGGTGAAGATTGAGGATGTGCTGAAGCACACAAAGCGCTCGGAGATAGTTAGGTACCTGATCGACAGAAAGATCAATGAACTCGGTTATGGCGGGATCGAGGGTATCGGGAGTTTCCTGCAATCACGCACAGGCATCACCTTGACTGAAACCCAGGAAGAGCGAGACCTGCTGGTGCTCTCGATCGAGTTAAGAAACATCTATACCCATAGCCGGGGGCGGGTAAACGAAACTTTCATGCGACGAATTAAGGGGATTAAGAGGATCAGTCCGGCGCCGGGTAAGCGACTACATGCCGACTACGATCTAATTGTGGACATGGCGAACAACCTGTTTGAACTCGCTGCGCGGCTCGATCAAAAAATTGCAAAGAAATTTCGCGTCAAGCGGAAGAGATACGATGCATGGACTGGGGACAAAAAAACGCCCGGCCGCACGAGCGCCGGGCAAATTTCAGAAGTTCTTACGTCGTAGGTTTGCACACCGCATCAATCACCTCATGAAGCGTCTTGGTGAGACGGGGATCTTCCGCGACCTTGCCGGTGAGGGCGAACGTCGCGGCGTTGAACATGCGCCAGGCCGTGTGGTCGCCCCAGTCGTGGGGTGGGTCCTCGTACGCCTTGAGCACGTCGTCGATCTTGGTAATGCCGAGCACACCGCGGCGGTACATCTCGATCACCGCATGATCCGCGTGCTCGATCCGGAGCGGGGTGTTCTGGTACAGGGTCAGCTTGCGATGCTGAGCTTCCCGCTGGGATTGCAGGGGCTCCACGATCTCCGAAATGATGGATGGGAGTTCGTGACGCGCCCGTTTGCTGTGCTTCCTGCGAACGACATGATCCGCAATGAAGGCGGTGTTGTCGCAGACGAAGACGCGGGAACCGAAGGCCAAGCCGATCGGCAGGGTCTTGTCGTGGCTGTTGCGCAACCCGACCATGTCTCCGTAACTGCCGTAGGCGCTTTTGAGGGTTAGGCAGCAGAAGAATCGATTTTGATCCTCCGTCACACCGAAGTGTTCATCCACAATCTCATGCCCATAGAACTGGAGCATGTTGCGGGTGATGTCCACGAGCAGGTGATGCGGGATGGGAACGTGAGTAGGGGTGCCCGGTGGCGTCTCTAGCCCGCGCAAACCGTCGTAATCGATGGCCTTGGCGCCGGCATGTAGCATAAGCGTCATGGGTATACTCCTTTCCAGTTATAAGTATACCCCAGGTAAAGAAAAACCCCGCCGTTTGAGGGCGGGGTTCTGAGTTAGTACCAAGGCTTGTGAAGGCGATTGTATTTGTATTTCAGGTCATGCACCCGGCGCTTCCTCTTGAGCCAGTAGCGGGTGCGGCGGTGGGATTTAACCCCCCAGAGGATCGTCATCTCTTACCTCCGCTTCCGGGGAATGAAGAAGTCGAGGATACCGTCGCCGACAGCAAGGGCACCTCCGAGCATCATATCCCCTGCATCGAAAGCTCCCCGCGCCATGTTCTCCACCGCCCGCTTGCCTTCCTTCTTGGCGAAGGCGGCGATGGCGTCGCGCTTGCTGGTTTGAGTGTGCTTCATGTGCTGTACTCCCGTGCGTGATTGCACGGTGGAAGCCTGCGCCCGACATTTTTTTCAGTACATTCCTTGACGCAGGCCGGGGAGTAAATCTGTGGCGTCATGTGCTAAGGTCACGAAAAATGTGATGTAGAAAAAGCTCCTGACCGAAGCCAGGAGCGAGTTGTACACGGGAGGCACGCCACTACAGGGAGAACGAGAGTTCGCACTTCAGCGACATGATGAGCCCGGAAATCAGGTCGTGTTGCGCGGACGTGAGTCCGTCGTTGAAGACCGCCACGACGTTGAGGCTGGGGTCGTTCTCGTAGCTCAGCATCACGTCGAGGGGATCGTGGCAGATGTAGAGATCCTGCCCCTCCTTGAGCCGGTGGGCATTGAAGATCGTCTGCCCCGGATCGAAGTGGTGGAACAGGAACTTGGGCTGCTGATCCTCGCTGACCGCCCGGCCGCAAATGGCAACCAAGGTGCCTGAGCGATCGTGCACCGGAATAAGCAGGCGTTTCGCCGACACTCCGGTGTTCTTGTAGCCAGCGCCAAAATGCCGGCAGGTTTCCTCAGAAAGCCCGAGGGAAACGACGGCGGGATGCCCCGGCTCCACGCCTTCCAGAGCCTTCTGAAGCTTGGCCAGAAGCGCCCCGCCGTCGTCGGACCGGGTAACAGTACTAACAGTTCCCGGTTCCTTGGTAACTGTTCCAACAGTACCCGAGGGCGGAGTAACTGTTAGAAACCGTTCCCGAAGCTCCACAGCGGCCTGATAGACCCCGCGGCTGTCGCGCCGTGGGTTGCCGCGCATGCGGTTGACGAGTTCGATGCAATCGCCGCCGGACTTGCAGGCGAAGCAGTTGAAGCGCCCGGTCTTGTCTTCCCCGCCATCGTACGTAGCGACAAAGGATTTGGCGCTCTTGCAGAAGGGACAGGTGCCCTTGTGCTGATTTGCCTTGATCCTCGGCACGATCTTATCGAGACCGAGGTAAGTAAATACCTGCTCAAACGGAATCTGCTGGCGCAGCTCCGCGTAGTTCAGCTTGTAGGTCGTAGTCACGGGAGCCTCCAGTTTTATCTAGCTCCATGGTAGCATTTAACGAGTACTGCGTTCTAACTGGAGGTGTGTAATGCCAGGTGAAAAGCCTGCGTATGATGTCTTCGTGTCCCGCAAGATGGCGGACGGGAAGAACTTCTATACCCGGGTCGGCTCGGCGTGGAACGTCAGCAAAGATGGGATCTCCATCAAGCTCGACGCGCTACCGGTCGATGGGCAGATGGTGTTGTTTCCGAGTAAGGATGATTAGCTCAAAGGGGTCGCGCTATGCGGCCCCTTTTTGTAGTGCGGCGTGCAGCTCGTTGATGATGTTGAACGGCGGATGGCCCACGCGCTCAAAGTTCTGGAGGAAGAATTCGGCGTTGGGCTCCGGCGCGGTCTCGACAGAGTTCATGTTAGGTAGGTAAGCAAACAGGACGTGATCAGCGCCCTTACCTCCCGTGAGATCAGAAAAGAGCTGCATGATGTTGCGCATACGACGCTTGCTCGTAGTGATGAAGAAGTCGAGGTTGTTCGGAAAGCCGAAGTGGGTCTGGTAGACCTTCTCCTCCTCGATGTAGAGGTAGCCGCGGAGCTTCGCCTCGATGTTGGCGCGGGCAGTAATGTCCGACGGACGAAGCGGCTCATTGGAACAGTCGGCTTCAATGCCGGTCGAGCAGAAGGCGTAGTGGTTGCCTCCATCGCCATAGCCCCGGATACCAAAGGGGCGACTATCGCGCTTGGCGGAGACGCTCGTGCCGTTGAGCCGGATGGGAATCTTGGGAATTGAGAGCGGATGCTTCGACGCGCGGAGAACTTCGGGTGTGGCGGGGTGCTCTAAGATGTCCTCCCACGTCACGAGCTGTAAGCCCTGGGTCTCCGCGCAGGCGATCTCGATGTAGGCCATGACCATGCAGGCCATGAGGTCGTGGGGAAATTGCTGCCGGTCAGAGAGGCGGGGATAGATCTCGATGCCGCGCGCACGGCACTCGGCCTTGCCCTGCGAGCCGAGTTCGTAGATTAACGGCCGGGATTTGGCGTTTTCCGAACGGCGCTGAGCACGAGGACGGTTGAGGTAGTCCTGGTGGTGCAGCTCGCCCATGCGCTCCTGAAAGCGCTTGTAGCAGGTGCCGCGGATGTCGGCGGGGAGCAGCCGCCAGATAAAGTCGATGGGCAGGTAGCGGTAGCGCGCGAGGATCTTGAAGACTGCGACGTCACGCGCGGTGATCTCGAGCTGCCGGCGCTCGCCGGTGTGCTTCGTCTTGCCGGGGAGCTTGTGGAATCGCTTCCTTCTGTTGAGGGTGTCGCGCTGCATAGAGCATGTCGTTCACGCTCGGCCGGAGGATGTAAAGAGGGCGGAAGGGCGAGGTGCGAACGGGAGCTAACGTGAGATTAGATCAAATGTGCGTGAGTATATTATACCACGCTCACCACGTGCTCGGCGTTGCCGGCGGGGTGGTCGGTGAATTAGGCGGCGGCTGGGTAGAGGGTGAGGGCGGCTGGTCGGAGTAGCGCGCGTGCATGTCGCGCTTAATCTCATCGAACTCGCCGTGCGTCATCCACTGGCGCGTACTCAGGGTGAGAGGCACGCGCACGGAGACGGCGCGGTTGATGAAGCGGTCCACGGTCAGGGCGAAGTGGTATTCCGGCTGGTTCCGCAGGAAATCGGCGCTGGTGTGCATGATCGACGCGAACTTATGAGCGTCGCTGTCGTTGTTCGTGCTCACGAAGTGGATGGAGACGCCGGAGAGCGCGTCGAGCACGTTCGGGCTCTGGATGTGGCCGGTGCGCTGGCTGGCGCAGATCATCGCGACGTTGCTTTTGCGCGCTTGGTCAATCAGGAAGGTGAACTTCGGATCGGCCTTCAGGTAGTCCGCGGCCTCGTCAATGAAGCAGTACACAGGTTTCCGGTCGGATGTGGCCGTGCGCTCCTGCGAGGCGCGCAAGAGGAGCGCGAGCATGATGCGGCCGTACAGCGTGCAGCGGTCGTCACCGAGGTAGTTCTTGTCCGTGTCCACGATGATGACGCGGCCCTTTGACAGCTCAATGAAGAGGTCGAGCTTGCACGTCGCGGCGTCAAACATCGCGGCGAGCGCCTTGTTCTGGAGGATGCCGGAGATACGCGCGGCCACCTCGGGGCGGCGGTCCTTGAACTGGCCCTGATTGAACTGCTTCTCGAAGAAGGTGCGGCCAGCCTCGGAGAGCTGCGCGATCTCGGCTTTGTACGGCTCCACACCCTCGGTCATGATCTTGAGAAACGTGGTCAGGTTGGGGTTCGGCAGCAGAAGCAGCAGCTCAATCGTCCAGCGATAGAGGATGGCCTGGTTGTTGGTGAACGCGGCGTTCTCCCCCTGCGCGGAGAAGATGTAGGCAAGCAACTCGATCGTCTGATTGTGGAGCTGCTCACGGTCGCGCGCGGTGTACTGCTTGTCGCGGTCACGCCCCATGAGGAACGGATTCATCGCGATGGGGTTGGTGGGGTCGGGCTCGACGTAGATCAAGCGTCCATGCAGCGATCCGCCGGGCGCAAATTCCTTGAGGTTGGAGACGGAGTGGATGAGCGACTTCGGCGCGCTGCCCTGACTGTCCATGAGGAAGATCGACGCCTCGCCGCGTGCGACCGCCGGCAGGAAGTTGGCGATGAGCGCCTGAATGAGGGTGGTCTTGCCCTTACCGGGCGTGCCCCAGATCACCGCGTGCTCGAACCATTTTTTCGCCGGGATCGCCAGCGGAATTTTGATGTTGAAAAGCTGCTCAAAGGGCGTGTTGCGCAGATATTGATGAACGACGTCATCGCCATCGTATTCGGACGGCGGAATGAGACGCGCATTCTTGGTGCGGCCGGCGCCGGACGCTGACTGCACATTGCGCTCCAGCGTGCGACGGAGATCCTTGAAGAGTTCGTCAGCCTGGGGCTCGAAGTAGGGCCGCAGCAGGTCCTCGATAAGTTCGTGCGGACGTATGAGCGTGGTGATGGGCGTGCTGAACAGCGCCTCGTCGTCTTCCTGCGGTTCGGGCAGCGCCTCGATGAATGCGCGGAAGGAACGCACGATGACGTCCACGGCAATGCGGGAGTGGCTCTGGTTGCTGTGCTTGTAGATGTACTGGTTGAGGAAGTCGCGATACCGGCCGCCCTCGATGCTGTCGCACTGCGGCGGTGGTGGCGGGATGACATCGCCGTGCGGAACCTCGGCGTCGTAGAGGTCCAGCAGCGTGTAGACGATGGGATCGAAGTACGGCGCATACTGCTCGGGGAGCTTCTCGACGATGGCGCGGCCGAACTTCACCTTGTCGGGGAACGCGCCGGCCTGCGAGAGCGCGAGAGCACGCTGGTACAGCGCGTGCGTCTGTTCCTTGGCTTTGCGCTCCTGCGGCCCCTCGCTGTCGAGGTAGGTGCGGATCGCCGCCCACATACCCCAGAAGGGAGTGAACACGATCACCAGCGGCAAACTCAGCACGCCGACAATCGTGATCAGCCCCTCCCAAAACGGGGTGTTCTCGCGCTCGGCCACTACAGCTCGAAGCTCTTTGACTTCTCCTCGACCTCCTCGTTCGCTGAAATGTAATCCTTCAGCTCCTTGAGACTATCGATGAGTACCTCCTCATAGTCCTTGGCCTTGGCGAGCGTCTCCAGACCGTAATCGTCGGGGCCGCTGAGGAGCTTGGAGATGGTGAGGTCCCAGATGTCGTCGATGCTGGTATTGATGTGAGAGGGTGTGCTGCGCGTCATGATCACCGTGGATTTGAGGTCGCGCTGCTTGATGATCGCTTTCTCCTCCTCGGAGAAATCCACCTTGACGGTGACGATATAGTGCGTCGTCTTCCTGAAGACGCCGGTTTGCTTCTCGCTGTGGTTAATCGACACGCGCATGTGCTCCTCCCTAATTGGGAGAATTGGGAACTATCGTAAGTTGCTCGCGCAATAGGAGAAAAGGCGTAGTCCTACCATTCGCGGGATGTGGCCTTGTTCTTAGGTTTTGGCTTCTTCAGCTGGTAGGCGAGCTGCGGCGCGAGGGTGCGCTCGATGTCGTCCCGCTTCTTGGCGTGCCGCGCGCGGCTCCGGGCCACTACGGCACCCCTCCGGGGCTCCGGCGGCACCTGCGGCGGCAGCATCGTCACGGGCAGCGCCTCGCTCGGGGTGTCCGAGGCGAGGTGCTTCACCCACGCCTGGAAGTTGGAGGTGTCGGAGAGCGTGCTGGGATTTGGTAATCCCAGCTCCTTGCCGAGAATGGGCGTGTCGAACGAGCCCACGCGAAAGACGATCAGCGTGCCGCAGTTGCCGATCACCGCGCGCTGGATGCTCTCGGGGATTTGGTCCATGAATTGATGACTGAGCACGAGATTGAGGCGCCACTTACGTGCTTCGCTGAGGATCGTGCCCATGCTCTCTGAGGTGAAGGACTGGAACTCGTCGAGGTAGAGCGTGAAGTCCTGACGCTTCTCCTCGGCTATGGTGCGGCGGCGCTCGGCGGCTTGGGAGAAGGCCGTGGTGAGGAGAGAGCCTAGAATGCGCGACGGCTCCTCGCCCATGCGCTTGCTGAGGTCGGCGATGAGGACGCGGCGGTGCTCCATGATGTCGTAGGGGTGGATGGCCCCGGAGACCTGGCCGAAGACGGCGCGGAGAATGGGATTGTTTTGAAACTGCCCCACCTTGTTCTGAACGGCGCCGATCGCCTCGGCGCGGTAGCTCGGGCTGTAGCTCATGAACTCGGTCTTCCAGTACGTCGTGATGGCGCCGTCCGTGCAGTGGGTGAGGAGCCGCTTGCGGTACTCCTCGTCAATGAGGACGCGCGAGAGGTTCACGAGCGTGGTGCCGCGCTTCTCCAGTAAGAGGCGCAAGGCGTTCGTGAGGATGTAGTTGAGGCGCACGCCCCAGCTATCGGCCCAGATGTACTTGAGGAGCGCCGCAATGTTATCCGCAAGTGCGGCACGGTCGAGCGGCGGGACGCGGATGAGCGGGTTAAACCCTACGACGTGTGAAGGGTCGAGGGGGTCGAGGTAAAGGACATCGTTGGTACGCGTGGTCGGCGTCGCGTTTATGATTTGTTCCGCGCCAGTACCGTGGGGATCGAGAAAGGCAAAACCGCGGCCGGCATGGAAGTCGGCCATCATCATGTTGTGCAGGAGTGAACTCTTGCCGGTGCCGGTCTTGCCGATGAGGTAGATGTGCCGGCGGCGCTCGTTGTCCGATAGCAAAAGGACATCACCTGTTGTCCTTTGTCCGATAGGGTAGGTCACGTGCAACAGTCGGCCTCCGAGCCGTGCTGAGAGGTCGCGCTCGTGTGCAACGTCAGTCGGTAGCGGAGGACGACGGTTGAACGCGGTTTCCCGCGTGTACTCTCCGCCTTCATTGTACTACCGAACGGCTTTGCGGCGCTTCGCCCATCGTGTGGCTATCGCCTGCTTTGCAATCTCACTGCGCCGCTTTTTGGATAACTTCTTGGCACGGGCGAGGCCGCCCATGCGGGATACGTCTTTGATGTCCATGGCGCTGTGTTAGCGGGTAAGAATCCAAAGCGCCTCAGTGTGAGGCGCGGTGGGATGCGGGCGCTAGTCAGCTTCCTCAGGTAATGCCTCTACGATCTGCTGCGTTGTGACTGCCGCTATAAAGTCGAGGTCATGATTGAACTCTGCGCGGCTAATTTTGCCAGCTTGATAGTTCTGGTAAGCGCCGATTGCCTTGTCGAGCGCTTGGTGTATGTGCTTCTCTGCGTCTTGTGTCCAATCCATAGCGTGTAGCTTTAAATCTCGTAATCACCGCTCTCGCCCTGTTCGCCCTTCTCCTCAAGCGCACGCTCGTGCTCACGAGTAACCCATTCCGGAAAATCTTCGATGAAGCGGAACTGCTCGCTTTGAACCATGTCATCAAGGTAGTCGGCGTAAAGGGTGACGAGGCGACGCCGGTTGCAAGCTAGAAAGTACTTCGTTTCTGGTGTCATATTATTCGACGATAGGCATGAGTAATGCGCGCTTGGTCTCTTCTTGGCCGAGCGTGCCATCTGTGAAATGCAGTGGCTTGCGAGCGCTGTAGAATGAGAGCCGTACGGCCTTGCTCTTCTCGTACGCCGTGGCAATAGCCTTGAGGTGCACGGGTGAGAGGGTGATCTGAAACTGTGGCTGTTCCGTGGGAAACGCTTGCTCGTAGCGTGGATATTGGTCTGGGTCGAGGGTGTCAGCGGCAGGGTAGAGGGCGCCTTTCTTCGTGAGTGTGACGGTTTCTCCTGTGGCGGTAATCCCATCGAACGTCTTCATGCCTTTGGGGAGGCGGAGAACTACCGGCTTTTCAATGGGGTTCTCGTGCTTCACCTCAATGAGTTTGAAGGTATCGGTGGCTACTAATTTTGAAGGTGTAACAAGTACTCCTTCGACTGCGCGGCCCATGGTTGTGGCCGGCAGAAAATCTGAAATGTTTTTCGGCATTTCGGTTTCGGTTATTGAGTAATGAGCTAATTATACTTACCGGCAAGTATCGCGCAAGCGGTGAACAGCGACAGACAACAGGAACCGTAAACCGTCAACAGGGTGGGCTTGAGGCGCGTCGCGTGGGAAGAAGTTCGTCAGGGTTGGGGCTTGGCGCGCATGAAATGTGGGGAAGAAACTGTCAAAATTTGTCGCTGCTAAGAAGAGTCACCGCCCAGTCGTCGGGAGCAGTAGCGACCTGACCCAATAGGGTATCCCGAACGAAGTGAAGTGGGCTTGCCCGATGTCTGTGATCGACGACCGCAGGGAGGAGGTAAGGCAAGGTGTACGCTATTGGGTCAGGTGGCGAAAGCCCCGGACGACTGTGGCGGAACTGTTGAAATTGTTGGCCTTTTAGGCCATGTGCAAAGCTGAGCCTATGGGGATACAGGGTAAGCATCATTATCCCCATAGGAAAATGGAAAGGGGAGGCTGTCAAATGCCTCCCCTGTGTCGTCTAAGCGGCTGCGGTGTACTTGCCGTCTTCCTGCTTGATGGTGCCGGCCTTCTTGAGGGCGTTGAGCGCGTTGCTGACGTTCTGCGCGGCGCCCTTGTTCTCCTTCTCGACGATGCTCATGGCGGCGAGGATTTCACCGCGCTTGAGGCCGTTACCCCCCTTGATGGTGTCGAGGACGCGGTCGCGCCAGGTGGGCTCGCCTGAGGCGCGCTTGGCACGAGGCTGTTTAGGTGCGCCGGCAGCCTTGGCCTTGCGAGCCCTCCCGCCGAGGGCGGAAGCGTACGCATCGGCTGCGGTGATCTGCTTCTCTACTTCGGCGATCTCGGCATCGAGTGCCTTGCGCTTGTCGGCGAGAGACTGTTTGAGCTTAACGAGACGGGCGCGCTCCTTGCTTACGATGCGCCCCAGGTCTTCCGTCGCCATGTTAACCTCCTGCGGAGAACTGTGTACCGTTACCAGTGTAACCCGCAGGGAACAATTAAAAAGGGGCGCGGGTTGGAATCCGCGCCCCTACCCGATAGAGAACCGTCTACGCTGCGGCAGGCGGCGGGTTGAAGCCGATCAGGTAGGGCATCACCTCAGCCTTCAGCCACGTTATCCGGCCGCCCCTGTGAGGAGACCACTTCCGAGGACGTGGAAACTTCCCAGCAGGAACCATCCGACCTAGCGTGTGCCAACGGCTGAAGGGCCAACCCATGGCCTTGATCCACTTCCAATCCACGATCAGTCTCTCGTCAGACATTAGGCGTGCTCCCGATACGGGCGCACGGCCGAGTGCCCAAGTTGATACCAATCCCTTCAAGGGCGGGATCAGCCTACTGCAATGAGCTGGGAAACGCGCTCCTCCCAAAGTCGTACTGCCTCGCGCATCTCGGGAAGGTAAGACCATCTGTCATAAATCTGCTCGACGTCGCTCTGCGCCCCGGTGATGTGATTGATGTACTTCTCCGCCACCTCTCTAGCGATCTTCAGCTCACTCCATCGGGTGCGAAGCGTACGGCGGCAGTCATGCGGTACCCATCCCACTGTCTGTGAGGCCGTGCGGAGCTTTGGCATGTCCTTGTTCCAGGCATTGTAGACGGTAGCCGTGTCCCGCCAGCGCTTGCGTGCGGGGAAGATGTACGGGGTATCGTTGCGCCGCGGCTGGGCATTGATAATCGCGAGGGCCATCGGGCCGACTACAAACGTGTGCTCTCGCGAGTTCTTGGTGATCTCCGGCGGCAGGGTGATGAGGTCGCCGGTGACCCATTCCCACTTCAGGTGACTTATCTCGCTACGCCTCTGTCCAAGCAGCAGGCAGAGCTTGATGATGTCCCCGAACATGCCGGTGGCTGCGTTCCAAATGGCTTTGATCTCGGCGTCGGTCAGAACTCGAGCCCGCTTCTTGCTCTTGTTCGGGGTATCCATCCGCTCGAACGGGTTGCGTTCGATGAGATGCTTTCGGAACGCCCAGCGAAAGAAGATCTTCAGCGCGACATGCGCGTGGTTGCGCTCGCCGCGAGAGAGCGGCTTGAGCTTCTGGATGATGGTGTGCGGCAGGATTGCATCCATGCGCTCTAGCCCGAAGCCGTAGCTCTTCAAGAGCCGCTCGTAGTCCTTGTAGGTGCGCGGCTTGAGATCCGGCTTCCGCTCCGCCAGATAGTCTTCCATAGCGGCTTGATAGGTCGGAGAACGCGTCGGCACGTACTGGCCGAGCTGCCGCTGTGCCGCGATGTTGCGCGCAGCGGTGCGAGCGTCGGCCAACTTGATCGTGCCGACGTCGCCGAGCTTCACGCGCTGGCGATTGGGACCGAAGGTGAGGACGTAGGACGCGTGGCCGTTCGGCGTGACCAATACGCCAAACCCCTTGAGTGTCTTGTCGAGGTACGTTATCCGCTTGCCCTGCACGGGCTTGAGCGTTCTTACGGTCATGTCCGTGAGGGTCACAATAGGCATTGCGGTCTCCTTTCGGGTCTCGCTCGGGTCTCAGGAAAGGCGGTGGTGCCCGGTGGTTTCCAGAGACAGTATGGGGCAAGACCAAAAAGAAGCCTAAGCGTTGTCAGTTAGTTACGAGCACCATGAGCTATGGTGGGGCGTCGCCAAGCGGTAAGGCACCGGATTTTGATTACGATCTGGCCTCCGGAAATCTCCTAGAAGAAACAAAGTGACCAGGGCGTCACCGGGATCTCGGGTCTCTCCGGGGTCTCAGCTGCTGGCTCGCGCACGCTGGCGAGTTGCGACCGCGGCTCCACACCGCCTGGCACGCGGGACGGGTGAGTTTCGATAAGAGAGACGACCCGCCGAGAATCATGGTATCAAGATCATTCAAGCCCCCACCGGCTACCGAGAGAACCAAACCGCATGAGAAGCAAAATTGCTGCGGTACCAGCTCTCACTTTCGCGTTCCTAGCCCTTGCATCTGGGGGGCGAGCCGAAGAGACGCCCATAGGAGCCCAGTGTGGCGACCGGTCCCAGTGTGCGGGGAGGTGCGTTCCATATCCCGACAGGCGACTGTACTGCATAGCAACCGGGGCCAATTGCGCGCTTCCAGGCACTTCGGGAGCGACCTGGGGCACGACCATATCGTTCGGTGGCCGTACTTATGTGTGCCTAGCTGGTAGAGGATGGACACCACAGTGACCAGCGGCCCGGCTGCAGAACCTGGGGGTAGTCAACCAACAACGGAAAACATTTCGCGTAAAACTTTCGTTGAGCTGGCGGAATTGTTTTTTCGACGTGGGAGGGCTCTCAAAGTACAAAGTTGGTTGGTTTTGGCGATGGTATTGGGCTTACTTGCAGTTGGAGTGATTGTTTTCCAGCGCGCGGGTGAACTAGCAGCCACTGATCTCCGCGCAACGGAGATTCAAACTCGCAAAGCCTATCTTGACAGATTAAGAGCGGACGCCGCTGCTCGAATGGCCGAGGTGCAAGCGACACTACTGCGAAGTGACGTCAATCAAGGGATAAAAGAGAAAATCAAGCGGGGTGCGTCGTTAGAAGGTACTGTGATGAACGATCCGAGTGTTGCGTGGAATGATGAAGAGTGGCTGGCGGTCCAGAATTTTCTACACTATCAAGTGCGCGAAATCGAGGAGCTAAGGCGAATTCTGCACACGCTTAGGCTGTTAGGTGAAGAAATACGCTCGCTGGAAATTCAATGGGTTCGGCAAGTTCCCGATAAACCTCCTGCGCCCGCTGCTGCTAGCGATACACTTTTACTTCTTCAAACAAATATTAATAGATTTGGACCAATGTTTGTGATACTGTTTGTAATAGCTCTTCTAATGCCATTGTATAGGTATAATTTGCGATTAGCTGCTTACTATTATGCAAGAGGGGACACACTTTTGCTGTTAGCGGAGGGGGTGAGTTCTGAAAAATTCATGTCAATAGTCTCATTACTCACGCCAGAGACATATGACTTCTCCAAACCTCCGAAACTGCCGCTTGCTGCTCTAACTGACCTCGTGAAAGAACTGGGCATTAAAGATAAGCGGTAGGGTCGTGTAATCAGCTAGCAATCTCAGCGACTCACCGATACGGCGCGATCCGGTGGACCGCCTGCTCGTCCACGAAGAAGTACCCGCCCTTGGTGCGGCACAGGTCATCGGTGCAGCGGAGCTTGGTTTCGAGCGTCTTGAGCTGCATGAGGTCGCCGTGGCGTCGGGCCAGCGCCGGCACGTCCAAGGGGCGCGATCGGCCGCACGTGCCGCACCAGGCGATGAGGCCGACGTTCCCCGAGAGGAGGTCGCACAGGCGCGTCCCGTAGGGCGGGGGAACGCATCCGAGGGGGCGAGTGCGGGGGTTCGGCATAGGCTGGATATTCTCATTATGTTCACGGTCGTCAAGTGGTGCTCGTAACGGCGGTCGGGCGGAGCGTGAAGACCGCCTGCTTGCCCTCGATGTCGAAGAACTCGGCCTGATAGGTCCACCGCCGGCCATTGGGTAGGGCGAGCTGGGCGAAGTAGCTGCGCTTGGGTTTGTACTTGCTGGCGGGTATGCGGATGAGGTGGCCCAGGCGCGGAACAGAATCCACCTTGAGATCGACAACCGTGGCACCCGTGTCGTCAAAGACGGTGAGCGTTAGGTCCTCGGCCATGCTGAGATCGTATAGCGTCGGCTGAGCAGCGCCAATTGCTGTGGAAATTGGGCGCGGGGGAATTCATGAAGCTCATTCTTCGTAGCCCGACTAAGGGCGATGTATTGGTTCTTGGCCTTATCGAGCGCGCCCGTGTCCTGGTACCGGCCTACCCCATGGTGCCGCTCACAGAGGGGAAGGATGGCCCACTTCCGCTGTAGCTGCTTTCCTGCGACGGTGATTGCGTGTTCAAAGGTGACTCGGCCAGCGCAGCCGCCCTCAGGGTGTCTGGCGCATCGGGCATAGTAGGGATCAGCCAAAATCTCGGCTAATAATGCAGGCGGGATCTTGCTCATAGCTGGGGGATGGTTATGCGCATCTGGACACTGACGCTTGTAGCGGCTTTGGCTGCTACTTCCGTGCGAGCCGAGACGTTCGTATGCGAGTTCAACAAGAGGCATGTGCTGCAAGGAAATGATTTTGCAGCTCTGAAGATTGAGAATCAGGAGAAGCCCGCGTCGTTTGCGTTTTCGGCGCCCGACGACTCATGCGGCAAACGGACCGAATATAAGAACCTCACTGGGAACTGGAGCGGCATGGTGCACGTGAATTGTGGCGCCGGCCGGACCACCTTCACAGAGTGGTCCACGAGCGATAACTTGTTCATAGTGACGGTATACCGGGGAAAAGTTGGGGGGAAATATCCTGCGGTATATACGCTCCACGCCTGGATACCCGGTGTGGACTTCTTCCGACCGCAGATCGCGACTGGCTTTTGCAAGTGAGCTAACGTTTGTACTCCTCCCCCAGCACGTCCCGGAATTTCTTAATGATCTTGATCTGCTCCTCGCCGCGCTCGTAGATGAGGCTGAGCTTCCTATAACGTTGGTATTCGACCAACGTCTTCGCCTTGTTCTCCGCCTTGGCGTGGCTGTCGCCTTTCTCTTGAAATTTGAGAATGGTGAGGCGGTAGGCTTGCTCGTAGCGGATGAGGGCGTCCGTGAGGTAGGCGAGGGCGGCGTTGATTGTCTCAGCGCCGAGGAATAGGGAATTGAAGTCGCCGGCCTGGCTGTAGTCCTTGGCTCTCGTGAGTTCCTCCTGGAGGATGGTGTAGGTGTTAAGTTCTTCGGGGGTCATATCTGTTCGTTATGTTGCTTGAGTATAAGCTCAACCTTGGCAAGACAGTCATGGCAGATAGGAAACACGATAATGTGGCGCTTACGAACCTTGCCGCACAACGGACACTTCTGCTCTTGCATACTTGTTTTCCAGAGCCCACCAGAAGAACCGTGAAAAGGATCTGGCGCGCTGGCATTCGTTATAGAAGGGATAAAGGTCTTCAATGTGCTTAAGCTTCTTGGCCATCGCAGGCTGGGATAGTGGCTCAAAGCCGTCCCGCTTTCTGGCCTCGTTAATAGGGAGCATGAAACTCTGAATCAGTTCCTCGCGACGGCCGCGCGGTGCTCCCGGTTTCTTCTTCTGGAATTTGCGTTCGTAGCCGGCGGGTATTTCCATAAACTAGGTATCTAATATCCGACTTTTCCCCTGCGATGGGGGCTCGTGAGTTTCCTTCTGTGGTGCGTCTTTGTGGTTAGTTCCCGCCCTCCTGTGTAGCGGATGTCCCACACTGCTCTTGCGCCCTTGTCGCAGTGCCCAGTTGTCAGTCGGTAGGACAGAGCTGGGACTTGGAACAAGGAAACAAGAGACAGACCGGCCAGGTTTTTTTGATTGAGTGTGTAGCCGAAAACTCAACGAACGCACGCTGGCTATAAACGATTTTGAGCCGTCCCCTTGCGGGAAACGGCTCGTAATCGGATGATCGCCAGAACGGCGTTGGAAGACACAACACGCGGGTTTGTGTACTCAAACGCAGATACGATTATATCGCATTTTACCGTTCTATTGACCATCATCATAATCATACCAAGCGTGAAATCCGTGTGAAGTGGAGATCGTGTGGATAAGCGCCGCTGATCACTCACCCATCAACATCGACATGAGATGGAGCGTATGAGCGGGATCGAGCTCACAGAAAATGGCTCCCTTGTTTTTCGCATCGGCGTAGTACACCAGGATGTTCGCCGCATTCGGCGGAAGGGCCACAAGCTCGCGGATCTTCTTAAGGTGCTTTTCCATTAGGGCTTTTCGGCTTGGTCGTTTCATCTTTTTCTTCGGTTTCATAAGTGTGTAGTCAATTACATCTTGTCGAGGGCATCCTGTGCCTGTTCATCGGTAATCTCCTCACCAGCGGGGTCATCGCCTTCCCCGGTGTGATCCTCCATCTCGTCGTCTACCTCTTCGTCAGAGGGCTCTATCGGGCTTCCAGAGGCATCTAGAACCTCTATGTAATTCTTGGGGCCGCGTTTCTTCATCTCCAGAATCACCTCGGCTCCTTCTGGCACCATGGACATTCGCTGGACCAGGTAGTGCAGCTCGCCGGTCTCGCGCGCCTTCACGGGCACGCGGTACTCCTTAAGCTCCCCATCCTCCTCGAACGTGTACTTTACGATCTCGATTACCTTCTGAGTCTCGCGGTCCATGCCGCGGCCGAGCTTATCCTCGATGAATTTCACTCGATGTGGTCCGGTTGCCTGTACGCCGCCTCCGGGGAGCTTCTTCCCTAATTGGAGCTTCGGGTAAATCTTCGCTGCTTTCATCAGCTCCTTGCTCGTCTTTGCCATGTGTAAGTGATAACGCTAATGGATAATCTTTTTGGTGCGGCGCTTGGGTCTCACACTCATTCCGCCAGATCATACGGGCTGCAAGGAATAGGTCGAACTTGTCCTCTACCTCGGTGAACTTAAAGCGGCTCTTATTGCGCTTGTAACCAACCTGAAGGATGCCGAGCTTGTATCCGTTTCCGTCAGCCATCGCGTGCTTGTAGGCGCTGACTTGCAGCTCGTATTCGGGCCAAACTTGCTGGGACGTCTTGAAGTCGATGATCCAAATGTGGCCGTTGATCTCGCAGATGAAGTCGATGGTTCCGGCGTAGCCGTACTTGTCGTTCCACACCACGATCTCATTGGCGATCGTCACCGGCTGGACCGCGTTGTGCCAGTCGGCAAACGCCATGAGGCATTCGTACTCTTCTAGGGTCAGCTCCTCTTCCTGGCCGGTGGAGGGGTTGAGGAACTTCGCATCCATCGCAACGGGGAAGCCGTTGAGCAGGTGCGTGATGGCGTAGTGGACCTTGCTGCCCTTGTCCCCCGCCGCCTGCTTGATGGCCTGGCTTTCGTCCCACCCCTTGCTTGCGAGCCACTTGTAGAACTCGACACCCTTGGGGTAATGGCCCGTGATCCAGGTCACGGAGGGGACGTAGCTGTACTTCGGGAGGCCGGTCTCGGGATCTGTCGTATCCCGCACGTACCAGCGCTCGTCCGCCGTGGTGATTTGTACAATGCCCTGCTTTTCGTCTACCTCTCTAATTTGCTTACGCATACTCGACTGTTGAAACTAGATGATCTGCTAACTCGTCGTAACCATGCCATCGAAGCTCCCGAAGGATGCGCCTGCACTGCCACCAGATTTGTTCTTCTCGGTAGTAGTGGAAGGCTTCGATGGTGCTCTCTAGTTTAGATTCAGCCATACGGAGAGGTTGTCCGCGAAAGCGTGGACGTACTGATAACCTTCAAGGCCAAGCCAAGCGAGGAACATCGCTCCGGTAGTGGCCATGACGAGCGTCGTGAGGTACGCGCCCCAGCGAGAAGTCTTCTCGTAGTAACTGTACATCTCTATGCCGTCTGCATTTATCTTGTGCATGTTAGTAGTAAATAGGGTTATTAATCTCGACTTCTTCATAGTACATCCTAGCGGCTAGGAGTGAAGAGAAGGGGTGTTGATAAGTCAGTCCAAGCCGGTACGACCGCGATGCTATAATGCATTCATGGAAAGTTCACTTAGGAAGCATTTGAAGGCGATAGGGAGTAAGGGCGGTACGGCGACTAAGAACAAGTATCCCGACCATTTCATTAAGATGAACCAGATTCGGTGGAGCAAGCGCAAGCGCGCAAAGGCAAAGTAATCCTTAGCTGGGATAAGGTGGCGAGGGAGTACCGCCGCCTTATCTCAGCTCGGGAGGCGAGCTTGTTCTTTACAACGTAATGTCTCCAGCGCTCATAGATAATCAGTGCTATGAGCACGGTTCGGAAATCCCAACCAGCCCAACCGGTTGATTGCGTCTCGCCTCTCGTGCCTATCGAGAGTGTGAGCGCTGGGGACATTACAGTGATGGGCTCCTGCTCCGCGATCTACGGTCCCCCACGCCGCGGTTATCGGCTAAGGGCGCAAGGAAAGTAAGCGCCGTGGACCGGAGCACGAGCCCGTCACCATAGGAAACCCCCTCGTTGTGAGATGCGGTTGCTTGTTAAATCTAGCCCCTAGTGGGTATAGGCATTAACGCCTCGGGGTCCGCGAACGTGACGGACCGACAAGCACCGGCGCCTCACCGCGAAGAGGGAGGCGAGTATGCAAACACTGCCACTTGAGAAGTTCTGCTGCCTGTGTGTCCGCCGGATGCGTCTGGCTGACAGCGCGGAGAAAGCCCGCGCCATACACAAACACTGCCGCACGATCGAGAAGGTCAACGCCAAACGGCGGAAGCGCCGGAGGCTGAACTAATGCGTCCGATCTTCTGCTGCGAGTGCGGAGGCACGGTAGTCCGCTGCCGGCGACTGACGCTCGAAGCGGGTCACTGCTGTTCCCTGAGGTGTCTGCTGAACCGCTACGAGCGAATCAAGGAGGAAGTCAATGTCTACGTTTCATCTGGATCGTTCGCCCGTGATTGCGAAGACAATCACATTCCACTGCCAGTGCAACCCACCGGCGGAGGAGGTGAAGGCGATCTACCAAGACACCTTCGGGCGCCACTTCTGCGGCCGGAAGTGCTTCGATAAGCACAACCCCGTGAAGCGCAGTGCATAACTTCCGGGTCTACTGCGAGACGTGTGATCGCAGGCTGGGAGCTGGCGAACAATGGTGCGTCGGCTCCCGTCCCGACAAGTTCAAGTGCGTCCACTGCTCATTGGAGGGCCTCAGACATGTGGAGGTTGTACCCGATCGGCAAGATGGCGCGGCGAAAGGCTGATGCCTTGGAAGTCGCTGCCCTGTGCGTCCTGCTGCCAGCCGCGCTCGTGATGCTGGTACGCTGCTTCGCCTGAAGTTTCCTACCTCCCGGCTGTGAGGTTAAACCAGCTACTTTTTGGACGGCGGTGGGATAGTGAGCCACAAAGCTTAGGGCAGGTCGATATAGCCTCTAGGTTCCGACTCTGCGAGGTGCAAATCCTCGCCCGTCCATCAATGAAAACTCGAGACAGCTTATACGTGCAGCGGCACGAGCTGGTCATTCAGCTCCAGGGCATTTCCCCGAAGCTTGCGCTCTATGAAACAATAAAAAAGCAGATAGCGGCCATTGATGCCGCATTAGAGAAAACACATGAAGCTCACGGATAAGATCATGTGGGGGCTAATCGGGCTGATGATCCTCATCCGTGTATTGTGGGAGCTTTCGTAGCTCAGCGAGGAAGTAGCCGATATACAGCAGCACCATAAAGACGCAGAGCGCGAGCCCTACGTACATGAGAAAGTCAGTTTGTGGTGAGCAGAGCACCTAGGACAAGTAGTTGTACTTGACCCAGTTCTGAAGCGCGCGGAGAGCACCGACGACCGTAAGGCTGCCGAAGATCGGCTTCACGTACGTCTCCAGCAAACCCCACAGGGTCATGTCAGAGAACGCCGTGAAGGCGACGATGACGACGAGGCCACTAAGCGCGGTGTAAAACCCTTTGGCGATGCTCTTACTGAACGAGTATCCATATCGCATATGCCTTCATTGTACCTTGCCCCTGGCGATGAGCTTCTGAGTTTTCAACAGGGTCGCGCTTATCGCCTTTAGCTGGTCAATTCTGCTGTACTGCGGCTGCCAACTAAAGTTGATGTGGTCGAGGGGGTTGATCGCGTACTCGTCGTGGACGCCTGGCGTGTGGCCGGCAGGATAGAGGGTGTAGTGGACGTGCGTGCCAGGGTAGGGCTCCTTGGTGCGTTCCGAGAGTGGCACGAGCACATTGTTGACCTTCACGGTGCCCGCGTTGCCCATCCACGCGACGATCTGCCCGCGCTTCACGATGTCGCCGCCCCAGACGGGGAAGACAGGCTGCGTGTGCCAGAAGAAGTGGACCTTGCCGGTCTCAAGCCCGGTCATCCACAGACCGTACCCACGCTTGAGATTCCACGTGTGGCCCGGGGTGATGGTGTCGCCCACGATCATGTCAATGCGGGACATTTCGGGAGCGCAGAGTGGTGTACCGCCGACGGTGAAGATCCCGCTGGGGAGCTGTCGGGGTGTACCTATCACGTCAATGGAGCGGTGCGCGGCGTGGTAGCGCTGCGAAACATTTGATTCGGTCATACCTACAAAGAGGGCCGTGAGTGATTTCATACCTCGTCGTTGGTTAAATCGTCTGCATCTCCTATAAGGCCGTGAGCCTTGGAGACATTGATAAGCACCCTAGTGTGTTTCTCCTGCGCTTTCCGGAAATGGTTGAGTCCGTCAGAAACTTCCTTCCACGCGCGCTCATGTTTCCCGTTTTTGTGCATGAGATACCAAATGAAAAGTGCGACGGTGAAGACCGTTCCTCCAAGCTGCGCCACGGCTTGTATCGTTTCGCCGTCCATATCAGAACATGAAGAGCTTACGATTCCTGTCGGGGTTTACTGTTCCTTCTTCCGCAGCTTGCGTCTCCTCAGCACCGAAATCCCAAAACGTCTCCGATGAGGCGGTGTTGTTGTAGGTAGTGAGGATGTCCATCGGATCGAGTACAACGCCGTGCCAGCGTATGTCGTCCATACTTCCCTCGAACACGCCACTATTGGCATCAGTGAACGAGCGCCCGAGCGTCCACGCGCGGTTTGTGATGTTTTTGAAGGTATTTACTGAGCTGGCGCACGAACCGGGGTCTGCCGCGCCGTCGATGTAGATTTCACAGCCGACGTTCGTGCCGTCCTTGCGCGTGATGACGACGTGGTGCCACTTGTTAGCAGTGATGGCATTGGTGGCGTCTACGAAAAGAAACCGGAAGCGAAATCCGGGCCTTTTGGTTGAGGCGAGGTAGTGGTCGAAGATACTGTTGGCACCGCTATCCCCAATGGCTCTTATGCTGATGAGGCCCATGGTGCCGTGTGTAGAACTGGCGGTCTGCACCCACATCATCATGGACATCTCGCTATCGCGGCGCATGACGTGAACATCGCTTTGGATGAAGTCGTTGGTGCCATCGTACTGAAGCGCCGTCCCCACCTGCCCGTCCACCACCGCCATGTCGCCCGTCGTCGAGGCGTTGTGCTTAAATGGCCCCAAGTCAAACACGGCTGCGCGGCGGGAACTTATGGCCGTGCTGCTGGTGTCAAAGACGGCGCGCTGGTTCAGTGAATTAAACACCTCGCTCTTGCGCTGGAACTCCGTCGTCGTGGCGAGCCCGTAATAGATGTTCACCTGCTTGGCCGTCGTGGAGGACACATCGATATTGCGGTGCCAGAAGTGCACCTCGCCCGTCGTCGAGGCGTACTTCTCCGTAAAGAAATCCAGCAGCGTTCCCCCGGAGAAACTACAATCGCTATCGCTCGTGACGATGAAGTCCACGGGCCGCTCCGTCTCGAAATCCGTGGCCGAAGCGACGTTCTGTATCCTCCCACCCGAGGAGGTCGCCGCAAAAGAGGAGATGGTCGTGGAGGCAAAGAGCGGGATGCCGAGCGTGGTCGTCGTCGCCGCGCCGCCGCTGTCGCCTCCGGCGGTCATGGTCATCTCCCGGCAGTAGGAGAAGGCGGAGAGGAGCGGTGAGGGTGCTGCGGGAGCGTAGTACACCATGCCGTAGACGGTGGAAAGGCGAATAGCGATGAGGTTGGCGGTGTTCACTGCCGCTCCCAGTTCCACACCGTCGATGCCCGAAACCGTCCACGACGCGCCCGTTGCCGGGTCAGTATCAAACATTTTCACCCACGTCAGATAGTTAAAGCCGGGGTCAACGGCTGTCGTCGAGGCCGTAGTGCCGCCCGAGTGCAGGAAAATGGCGGAGGTGGAAGCGGTACCTACATTGTCGCGCAGCCGTGTGTGCGCCTTGAGCGTCTGCACGGTGCCTGTGATGCCGCGCATCAGCGCATCTTCCATCTCATAGGCCACGAGGTCGTCAGCGCTCGTCGAGGACAGAGCGTAGGAAGTATCGCCATCGGTTGCACCAAAGTCCGACGTAGCCGCGTAGCCCGCCGCCGTGCCGCCCGCAAAGCCTGTGTAGGAGGTTCCCGGCTGATTGGGCATGATGCGGGCGATTTTGCTGTTTATCGCATTGGGGAGAAACGTAGTGCCGTCCGTCCAGTAGAAGTCGTCGTAGTAAAAATTCACCGTGTTGCCGTTCATGTTGCTCTTGCCGAGCGTCACGCGGTCAAAGGCACCCGTGGCGTAGTTGGTGGAGGCACTGAAGGCCGAGACACCATTGATGCGGATTTCCGTGTCCCCCGCGCCGTTGGTGTCTGTCCTGACTTCGATGAAGCACCACGTATCTGCGGCACAGGCCTGCGTCGTCGTGCCGAGGCCCGTCTGCGGGGTGTTGTCGTAGAAGCCAAGCAAACCGTCGGGCTGGATGGTTACGAAGGCGAGGCTGTTGCCGATGATAACGAGTTTCTCCTCGCTTGCCGGTAAAACCGCGGCATTAAACCAGAAGCCGAACACCCCGGCGTCCCCGCCGCAGCAGCTCGTAAACGAGGAGGCGCCACTCGCGATCACGGGCGCAATGGTGTAGGTGCCGCTGTTGGTGGTAGCGGGAGTGGAGTTCAGGGAGAAGATGCCGCTGTGTGTGCTCGAGGATGTAACGGAGAGCGTGCCGGAGGTCGCCGCCGCCTCGGTGGTGTCTTGCGTCTCGAACCCTATCACGTTGACAAAGGCCGCTTCCGAAGTGAGCGGGAGGAAAAACAGGGCGACGAGGAAGAGATACTTTAGCGGTTGTACCATGTGATGTTTACGAATTTGCCGTTCTGGATGTCCACCTCGATCTGCCCCTCCGGAAGACAGAACTTCTGCTCGATGCGGCGTGCCATCGTGCTCTCAAGCTGCGTTTCGGCCTTCTCAGGAACGTTCTCAGCGGCGATGTCCCCTTTGGGCATGTCGTAGCGCTCGCCGTCCGTTCCCAGAATGTAGAGGTTTCCCTGTTCGTCGGTACCGTGCCCTGCAAAGGAGAGGCACGTCTGCTGTGAAGCCGTACTGCTGATGTCGATACCGCTTGAGGCTTCCTGCTGTTCGTCAAACGCAAGCGGCGCAGCCAGCGCAACACCGCCTATGAAGAGCCAGAGGAGCCAGGTTTTAATTCGTGTACGTAACATCGAGGGAGAATGAAGCGTCGTCAGGATTCCCAGAGCCGGAACCGAGTTCAATGAAGTGGCAGCTCCCCTTCGTGAAGGTGTTGTTGGATGAGAAGGTCGTTAGGCCATTCGTTGTGGTGAGTGAGGCCGTCGAGGTCGCCGTGCCTGCGGCGGAGAAGGCGAAGAGCAGGCTCGTGCCGGTGCGGACCTTGCCCCGGATGCCGATGATCGTTCCTGAGCGGGCGGGGCACCACTCCATGGTTGAGGATGCGGCCGAGGCGTAGATCGAGGAGCGCATCATGGGCGTCGTTGAGGCCCAGTTTGGGAATGAGTGGTGATCCTTGTTCACCAGCAGACACGAGCCGGAGACCGCGAAGCAGCCTGCGGTGAGGTTGATGCCGTTGGCGAAGGTGGATGACGCAGTGTTGGACGTGGCGTTGAAGATCGGTGCACGAATGCCACCGGTGAAGGTTGAAGTGCCTGAGCCTGTGCCAAAGAACTGATCGGCTTCGATGTCCGCAGCGGAATCGAGTGAGCTGGCAAATGTCGATGTGCCGGACGCGGTTTGCTCGATGATGTCCGCAATGCCGAGGTTTCCGCCGAGCGCGCTCAGATCTATCCGCGTCGTGGCGTCGTCGATGCGCAGGGCGCGAGTGGTCTGGTTATCGGGATAGAGGTCGAGATCCGTGTCAGAGCGGATGTCGGCCGCCGTGCCGCGCAACAGGATGTCGCTGCCGTCGATCGTCATGTCACCAATGGCGAAGATGCTGCTACCGGCCACTGACAGAAGCTTGCTCGGGGTCGTCGTGCCGAGTCCGAAGTTGTTGCCAGTGATGTAGTTCTTCGGCTCGTATTGCACGCGGGCATCGACCGAAAGGCCGAGCACGCCGTTATCCACGATGTTCTGGGCCACTGTGTCGGCGTCCGCGATGAAGCCGGTGACGCGGACGTTTTCGACGCCGGAGGCGAGGCGCAGGTTTGTCGCGTTGCCCTCCAGGTACACATCCAGTTCGGCGTCGTGGCCATTTGAGCCGACATCGACGCCGATAAGGGCGTTGGTCTCTACCTCGCAGCTCTCGCAATGGAAAGCGTGAGCGTCCACGTAGATGCCGGTCCCTTGCGTCCCCGGATTGATGCGCGCGTTGATGAGGGTTTGGAAAATGGCGTTATTCTCGACACTGAATCCGCGCGCTCCAGCACCGCTGACGGTGATCGTCGGTGAAATGATCGTGTTGTAGTGCGTGTTCGTCGTCGAAGCGATATAGCCAATGTTGGCGTTGAGACAATCGACGTTCGTGAACGTGCTGTTGGCCATCTCAGTGTAGTCAATGCAGGTGCCGTACCCCGCCGCGCCGATTTGCGAGATGACGAAGTTCTCCAGGTTGATCCAGTTGAGCTGGGTGTCATAGTCAGAGTTGGTGATGCCGACTGGTGTCGTTGATGCATTGAAGGCAATCACCGTGGAGCGGCCCTCGCCGACAATAGACACGCGGCTCTTGTCGATAAGGAGGGGGCTGCTGAGGGTGTAGGTCTCGTTCTTGAGCCGGACCTCGCCGCCGCCGGAGGGCAGTGAAGCGAGTGCAGTCGGTATGCTCGTGAATTCGCAGCCAACGGCGCACACAACCGAGGATGTGGCGATAGCCCACCCGCCGACGCTCAGAACGTCGGTCGCAGCATCAAACGCTAGGCCGCTGTCGCTGCCCAAGGTCGCCGGTGTTCCTCCGGTCGAGGTCCAGTAGGGAACCTGGCCAGAGGTCTCGGGACTCGATGTGGCGATGCTGCTTGCGCCACCTCCGACGCCTCCCGTCGCATCAGAACCGCAGATGAAGTTGCCTGAAGCGTCGGTGTCCACCGTGTTGCAGGAGACGAGCGTGGAGACCTTGAGGCCACCCGTCGCCACGACGAGGCCATCGAACGTTGAGGTTGCCGACGCGTCGAGTCGAGAAGCCGTGAGGCCGCCAGCGAAGCTCGTAGTGCCGGTGTTCGTAAAGGTATTCGCCGAGTATGTTTTCGGAATCGTGCTGGAGCCGTGGATGAAGGCATTCACCTCGGCCTGCGTCTGGTAGCCCGCAGCGGTGTTCTCCGCCTCAGTCCACACGTCAAAGGCGCCCTCGGCATTGCCGGAGGCGTCCACACCGACAATGGCGTTGCCGGCCGAAGCGTTCGTGCCATTGGCTGAAAGGGCGGACGCGGTGCCAGAGACGCTGCCGCTGATCGTATTCGAGAAGGTCTGCGTGCCGCCAAAGGTGTTGCTGGTGTAGGTCTTGGGAATCGTCGTCGAGCCGTGGATGAAGGAATTGACGCCGACCGTGCTGACATAGGCAGCGGCCGTGTTCTCGGCTTCCGTCCACGCATCAGTGCAGCTCTCGGCCGCACCTGCGGCGCTCACGCCAAGCGGAAACTGCCCGGCTGAGCAATTGGAGCCATTGGCTGCCAGTGCCGATGCCGTGCCGGCGTTGCCTGACCAGGTGCCCGCGGTGCTTATGGAAAGGGTGATCGGCGAAGAGCCGATGACGACGGTGTTGGCTGAGAGGGACAGCGGCGAGCTGGCTGACAGCGTGGTTGTGGCGACCGTCTGGACCGCTCCTGTGCCGGCGCCATAGAGCAATTGCCCGGAACTGAGCGTGGTAGCGCCGGTCCCGCCGCGGCTCACCGTGAGCGTGCCGGTCGTGTCTGAAATCGCGCGGTTGGTGATCTGGGTGAGGTTGGTCAGCGTGATCGTGTCTGCCACGTTCCCATCCGGCAGAACGCCCGTGACATCGGTCGTGAGGTCGATGAGGCCGCGGGTTATGACCTGGTTGGCTATCGTGATGTAGTCGGGGGTGCCGGCGAGCGTCACCTCGTCGTGCAGCTCGCTGTCACGCGCAATGGCACTGTCGATGAACGCCTGGCTGATGGTGCTCGTCGCCGAGACCAGGCCGCCGATCGCCTGCAAGACGCCCGTGAGGGAGCCCAGGTACAGTGAGCCGGAGATGGTCTGCGCGGTCGTCGAGGCGTAGGAGACGGAGAGGCGATCGAGGAGCTTGCTGTAGGTGAGTGCTGCATCCCCGCCGAAGCTCCCGCCGTCGTTGAACTGGATCTGCGTGTCTGAGCCGCCGGGAGTACCGGCACCGCCACTTCCCGTGATGCCGAGGGAGGACGTGCTCGTGAGGGTGTACGTCCCATTGGCATTGCCGACGGGGATCTGGCCATAGGTCGGCGGTGTGCTGGTACCGAGGCCGCCGCGCGTGGGAGGAACGACCTGCGCGTCAGCCGATGATGCGAAGAATCCCGCCAGCAGCAGGGCGAAAATTGGGAACAGAAACCCTTTGACTGAGCTGCCGCTGCAAATCCGCGACGAGCTGCCGGAGCCGGAGAATCTCGTAGAATTCATTGCTCTTAATGTTATCAAAGGCACTTCCACACACCCCGCAATGAAAGGACGTGTGGCCGTCGCTGCACTTGGGCCGGAACAGGGTGATGAGCTGCTCGCGCGGCAGGTGTTTGATCTTCTTGATGTGGTAGTGGACCGTGGAGTTGTCGATCGACAGGCGCCGGGCGATGGCGAGCTTCGGCTCATTCAACAGGTAGCCGGCATAGATCTCCTTGATGGTGCTGTCGGTGAGCTGGCGGAAGTGGCGCATGGCTAGTCGTAGTACTCGGTGACGATCACCACGCCCGAAGCTCCGGCTCCACCGGACTGCGAGCTGCCGGAGCCGGTCCCATCTGCGCCACCGCCGCCACCACCGCCGCCGTAGTTGTTGCCTGCAGTACCGGCGTTGTTGCCCACGCCGCCCCTACCTCCGCCCCCATAGTGAGAGCTGCCGCCCGTCCCCCCTGGCGCCGACGACGTGCTGACCGATCCATTGCCGCCATCCGCTCCCTCAGTATTCAAATCGCCGAGCGATCCGACTCCACCAGCTCCAGGTGTATCGGCCGACGCATTTGCGCCACCCGTCGCTTGCACGTGCGAGCCAAACGAGCTTGTGCCTGCCGCGGCGCCCACGGTGACGGTTTCGCTGCTCCCCAGTGATGCTGCGGCAATGAGTTTGCGGGCGTAGCCTCCTCCACCTCCGCCGGCACCCGAGGCCGTGTCACCTGACGACCCTCCTGCGCCGCCGCCTCCGACCACTTCGGCGATGACATAGGCAAGACCGGATGGCTTGGACCACGTGGCGCCCGACGTATAGACCCGAACGATAGGGTTCTTAAAAAAGGAGCCGTCGAGTTTGCCGCTGCCGTTGAGCTTCGGCACCTTCCCCGAGTCTGCGGCACCCGCCGAGGAACTTACGAAATCGCCTGCTGCTGCATTTTGACCTGTGGTGATCGCCATACTAGGTGAGGGTTAGCACGTAAGTAAAAAGCGTGTCCTCGCCGGATGCCTTGGTATAGGCCGGGGAGATCACGATCCGGGCGAACAAGCGCCCGTCGCAGAACAGACCGAACTCCTGATAGGTATCATCGGGCAGGTTGCCGTCGGCGATGAACACGTCCACGGTGACCTCGTCGTCCACCGCCACCTTGTTCGTGATCGGGATGTCTTCCACAAGCGGACTGAGGAGGTCGGTCTGCGGGTCGGCAGCCGCGGTGCCGCTATCCCCGATACTCGCGCTGTCGATCTCGATCGCGAAGGTGTTGTCCCCGGCGAGTTTGCGCGCGAGCAGGTTGCGCCCGTACCCCGCGGCGCCCATCACTACCTTGTTGGGGAGCGGCTCAGATCTCCAAATGGGAACGCTGTCACGAAATCTCGTTATCGTAAGAAAACCCTGTACACCTGTCGCCTCACTTAGCCTGCGCATTCCTTTCTTCGTTTATCAAACTGAGCGACGCCTCCACCTCCGTGAGCGTCCGCTGAAATGTGGCTATGGAATCGAGGAGGTACTGCTTCTGCCGGAGCAGCGTCTTTTCAGAAAGGCGCGTCTTCAGGGGCGCCTCGTGCGTGATTTCGAGCACGGTATCGCCGTTGATCTCCTGAAGGCGTTTCACCATAGCTTCATCATTATACACCTAGCCCCACACTCCATATCCCCAGTCGAAGTTGCCCCAGGTGTATGGGCCGGTCGAAGTCGTCGGCGTCGCGATGCTGTCGGACGTTGCGAGCGTGTCGCTGAGCGCCTGGAAGCTCAGGATCGTCTCCTGGTCGTCCACGATCACCTCCTTGGACCGGAGCTGGTTCTGGAGGTACTCGATGATGCCGATGGACTTCAGCGTCGCGAAGCGCACGTGGTACTCAAGCTGGGTGCCGGTGGGATCGCGCATGGTGGCCGTCACCGACTGGATCAGCACGTCAATGTTCTTGCCGCGCTGCGCGGAGTTGATGGTGATGACCTGGCCGGAGCGGAAGCCATCCGTGTAGGTGCGGAAGGAGCCCTCGTACAGTTCATTTTGGTAGCTGGTGAGTTCCGCCACAGCGCGCTTCACGGCCTCGTCCTGGCTCTTGATGCTCCGGTCCGTGATCGCGAACTCGTAGCGCCCGAATTCGTTGATCGAGGCGTTGTTCGGGACCTGCACAACGATGGGGAAGAGGTAGGTGCCGGTCACCTCGATGTTGTTTGTGCCGGAGGCCGGGGTGTTCCCCGCGGTGAAGCGCAGGTACTTCTCATTGAAGTTCCACATCACGTCGAAAGACGCATCGTCGTCGAGAAACTCCACCCCGACGGTCTGCGCCACACCGCCCACCTCCACGGCCGGCGTCGAATCGTACTTATTGGCGAGCGCGAACTGCGTGCGGGTGCCGTCCCCCGAGAAGAGTTCGGTGCGCGTGGTGTCGCTGACCCGCTCCCCGCCCTGCACCAGCACGCTGTTGCGGATCTGGGTGAGGTCTTCGACGATCTCCAGGCTGTCGAAGATGTAGTTCTGGGAGCTGTCGGTGAGGCTGCTGCCCACCTCCTCGTTCTTCGGGAAGAAGTGGATGTCCTTGTTGTAGTCCACGTACCAGACGTAGGAGATCGCATCGGCGAGCTTCTGCAAGCAGTCAGCGACGTTGAGGCGATTGAAGGAGATGCTCTCGATGGTCAGCGTGCCGACCACGCCGTCATCCGTGAAGCCGTCCGTCGTGTAGGTGGCGATGAGGTCGTCGATGATCTGGGCAACGGTCTGGTTCTCGTAGCGCTCCGTGACTAGCTCACGCTTGAGGAACTGCGAATAGTCGTTGCACTGAACCGTGTACTCCAGGATCTTCGCCGAGCGCAGCGCCTCGTGGATGCGCACCACCACGCCGCCAAAGAGCCGCGTGCCGTCCCGCTCCACAATCACCTCATCGCCGAGTACCGGGACGTAGGTGAGGGAGCCGTACTTGCGCACCTTGAATTCCAGCGTGTCGATCTGCTGGTTGAGCGTGTCAGTCTTACGGAGGCTATTGAACACGACGGCAGTGGTGCGGTCCGTGCCTTCGATGGTGACCGTGATTGCCATGGCTAGATTGCGTTAGAAAGCTTGAGGCGCTGCATGATGAGGTCGCCGATGCGCTCCGCGGCATCTTCAGAGAGGTACATGCCGCCGTTGAGGTTCACGGTGATGCTGCGGCCGCTCCCAAGGGCCGCTGGATTCTTGGTGGCGATGAGGTAGTCGTCCGGGTGAGTGGTGATGATGTCACCCTTGGGGCTGATGATGGCGTCGTTGACCCCGAGCACCCTGCCCAAGCCGCCAACGGCCTTGCCCACGCCGCCCCGGACAAAGCTCATCGCTCGCTCCATGAGCGCGACAAATTTCTCCACGAGCGTGATAGCTTCTGCGATCTTGTCGGTGATCCAATCCCACGCACCCGCGAAGGCGCCATAAAAGAAGTGGGCGACTTTGGCGGCCCAGGTGAGCAGCTCGATGAGGGTGACGGCCAGCGTGCCGAGCACGATGATGGTGGCACCGATGGCTGTGACGAGCATGACGCCGAAGACCTGCACCAGCGCGTCGAGGAACGGCTTATAGGGCTGCAAGGTGGCCCACAGCTCGTCGAGCGCCGGCTTGAGGCGCTCCTGGTACATGAACACGACGTTCGCCCACGCATCGCGCAGCAGCGTGATGAGGCCGGTCTTCTCGTCGATGGTCTGGAAGAGTTCGCCGATCCGAGCCTTCAGGTTGCCGACGTGCAGCTCGTAGTTCTGGAGCACGGAGGCTGCGGTCTGCATGGCCTCCGTCACGCGGTCGAACAGGCCGGTGTTGCGCACGAAATCCGCGGCGAAGATGCCGAAGGAGTCCTTGAGGTTGGAAAGGGTCTGGTTGAAGGTCCCGGCCTGGTTCTTGAACGCATTGAAAAACTGGCCGCCTTCGTCGTTGGCCTTGTCGAACATGCCCGTGAGCATGTCGAAGCTGACCTGGCCGTTTGAAATGAACTCCTCCAGGGCTTCCCCGGAGAGGCCGGTCTCCTTCTGAAGCATTTCGAAAATGGGAATGCCCGCGTAGGCGAACTGCTTGATGTCCACCATGGAGGCGTAACCGATCGCGCCGACCTGCTGGAGATTCACAATGATGCGGTCGAGCTCGGCCTGGCCCTTGCCCATGGCGGCGAGCGCCTCGCCGATGTCGAGCAGGATGTTGATGGAGCGGTCGCCGCTTTTGGTGACGGAGGAGAGGAGCTGCGTGGCCTGGGTGAGGCCGGGCAGCTCGAAGGGCGTGCGCGCGGCTTCCTTCTTCAGTCGGTCAATGGTCGTGGCCGCTTCCTCGGTCGAGCCTAGGAGCGTCGCAAGGCCGATCTGCGCCGTCTCGAGTTGAGCGGCGACGCCAAAGCCGGTGCGGAAGATGCTGGAGACGGAGCGGATCGCACCGGAGAGCGCATAAAAGCCGGCGGTCACCCCTGCGGCGATGCCGGCGACGGACTTGAGGGAGGACTGGGACTGCCCGAGCTGCGCGTTGAGCGCCTTGAAGGTGCCCTTGGTATTGTCCTGGGCGTTGACGATGATTTTGAGCTGTGCGTCCTTGCTAGCCACGGTTCATTTTTCTTAGCTCCAGCTCCTGTCGCTTCTGGTCCCGCACCATCTTTTCGCGGATGAGGGTGAGGAAGAAGGCGGGCTGGTTCTGGTACTGCTCGTACGTCCAGCCGAACGTCTCACAGATCGTGACAGTGAGCATGAGGTCGTCCATCCGCCCCATGCTGTAGTGGCTGATGGACTGCTCTATCTGTTTTTTTTTGACGCTATCTCGTCGAGCTGGACACAGAGGGCTTCGAACGTGTCGTTCGGAAGTCGCTCGCAGCGGCCGGCGATATCCTCGGCCGTGCCGTCCATCGTCACAACCATCTGCCGGATCATCTCCAGTCGCACGTCGAACTGCACACCGGGATTGAACTCGGATATGCGCGGTTCGCCGCCTGCGATCTCCACCTTCGTCCCCTTGAAGTACGCTTGCTGGACGGCGTTCTGCTCACGGGCGGTGAGGTAGGAATTAACAACAAAGAGGTGCTTGTCTACGGCGATCTCTTGCGTCTCGCGCGCTGTTTTATTTGACATATTTAATCGGTGTTATATGGTACTCCTATATGAAAATCAAGAAAGCAGCGATTATACTCGCTATTCTGTTCGGTGGCTTGGGGGTGCATAAGTTTTATCTGGGACGTTATGCTTCAGGTATATTGTACCTCGTCTTCTGCTGGACACTTATCCCCATGTTCCTCGGCTTCGTCGATGCCGTGGTGTACCTGTCCATGAGCCGGGAAACCTGGGACGACCGCTACAACTGGCTCAGGCTCAATATGAAGCCTGCTCATTCACCAGCTCGACCGTAATCATCTCGCTCTCGGTGGTGCTGTAGAAGGCTTTGAACTGCACCGTGGCAACCACGATGTCGTTGTTGCTGTAGTTCTTCACGAACTCCGAGAACTTCACCTTCGCGAGGTCGATGGTGATTTTGGGGTTGAGGGAGGAGCCGATCGTCACATCCGTGTTCGCGATCTGAATGCGGAGCGCTTTCGCCGTGTCAGCGAGCATGAGCGTCTTAAAGGTGTTCGCGTCGAACACCATCTCCATTGTGCCTTCGATGGCGAGTTGCTTGTTGAGGATGTCCACCGGATCGAGTGACCCGAGCTTGCGGTCATCCTCCACGTTTTTCGCGATGGTGAGCTTCACCGAGCGCACGTTGAACTCGGTGCCGGAGGCGAGGTTATCCTCGTCGTCGTCGTACTTCATGGTGATGTGCTGCGCGAGGAACTTGTTCTCCGCGGTGTAGGACGGCGTGAGGGTCGCAGTGGCGCCGACCTTGGAACGGAAGGACGCCATGAATCTCACGAACTGGCCCAGGCTGGCGTCGATCTCCAGCGTGTCGATCATACCGAGGGCGTACGTGTAGTCCTGATTTGGATCGTCGAGGAAGAGCGTCAGGCTGTCGTGCTGGGCGTCTTCCTGCACGCTGAAGGCATGGGTGTAGACCGTGGTCTGGGAGGGGCCGGTGGTGGAGAGGCCGCCGAGCGCAGCCAGGAGTATGAGACCGAAGGACTTGTCGCCGATGTTGCCTTCGATCTCGCCGGTGGCGAACTTGCCGACCACTTTCGCATCGACGCCATCGGCAATGACGCCGACGGAACTTTCGTCGATGACCTGCTCGATGCCATCGTCCAGAGTGAGGGAGAGCTTGGGCAGCCAGAAATCAACGGACGCTTCGGCGCTTCCTCGTGATGCCTCCTTTGCAATACCGATGTCGGCCAGACGGCCGATGAATTTCGCCATGCCTATTTGTTATTTTCTAGCTCCTGTAATTTGGCCTCAGCCTCCTTGCGCGTGCGTGCCGTGATGGTGCGCGGGATGGGCTTCGGGAAGAAGAATTCGACCTCCCGGCCACTGTCGTCCATTTTCACTTGGCGGGTGCTGATGGTCTTTCTCATACCCTAATTATAGGGGCGACAATTCCACATAGTGCCGAGGGTGGTTGAACTCCAGACTTTTTGCTCTATTCTCCGACTAGGAGATCGCAATGGACAGCCCTGGTCCAAAAGAGTCTAACGAAGTCGGCGACAGCTTACGAAAACTTGTGGACATAGCGAAGGGCGAGGAAGCTCGACGGGAAAAGCGAGAGCTGATAGCTTGGTGGGTGCTCTCAGTAGCATTGGTAGTGCCGTTTGTCCTTACCACAATAACGCTAAGCGCGACCATCACCGATGCGTTGGATAGATATTCACCTTATTTGATCGCTTCTGCTGTGAGTGCAGTTTTTCCCGTGGTTTTCAAACTTATTTTCGATGCGTATCCTTTCGGCTTAACTAGAAATTTTCTCGACTATGCGAGACAAAAGGGTGGGCGCGGTGAGTTACTGGCGGATCAACAGATAATTGTCTATTCCGATGAGCCCAACTATCATGAGTTATCTAGAACAGATGCTATACAGCTATTTTCATTGTATTGTTACAATTCCCGGCGCCTCTCCAAGAGTATATACAACAGAGCTGGCGTATATCTCTTAGTTGGAGTATTTGTTGCGTTTGCGGGCCTGTATTTCTTTTACGCTGCGACCGGCGGTGGCCCGGTCATGGCGGAGGGTGGTGTATCGGAATTAATTCAGTTGGCGCCAAAGTTTGGCATTCTTTTTTTCATTGAGTTCGTGGCCTTCTTCTTTCTTAAACAATACCGAGCGGCGATGGATGAATTCAGATACTATGAAGCAATTAAGCGCAAACGAGAGGAAACTTTGGCATTAATTCGGCTAATCAAAGACCGCACGTTTCCGGCGACCAGCGAAGGTACATCTTTTGATCCCATGGAGTTGATCAAGAACAACTCTTTCTTTTCGCGCGCTGGTGTTTTGGGCAAAGATGAAACTAGTGAGATCATCGAGTCGCGGAAACTAGAGAAAAATGAATTGGATGTGCTCGAGAAAGTAATAGACGTAATTTCCAGGAGTAAAAAGTAATTTAAGCGAAGATTAGGCTGGCCATCTCCTTCGCCTGAATTTGGATGATGGCCATTATGAGATCCTTGCCGGCGTGCTGGAATGGGCGGGGAGAGGATGAGACCGGGAGCACACCGCCAAGCGCCGTGCCGCCGAGCGTGGGGTCGTTGTCGAACGTGCTGAGGATGTCCTCGATGGCCTCCTCTAGTTCGGTGGTGCTAGCGAGATTCTCCGCCTTGAAGATCACCATGATGTCGAAGGTGTAGGTCCGCACCACGCTGCGATTGTCGAGCACCTCGCTCTCTATGCCGGGCGGCATGAGGAAGGCGTGGGGGAAGGTGGGAATGTCAGCGGCAAGCGGGTCCTTGCGGATGTCAGTGGACGTGGCACCCCCCAACACCTCGTCAGTGACGAGAGCGTCGAGGTTCGTCTTTATGCGATTCTTGATGAGTTGAATGCTCATACATCGGCGAGTTCTCCGACGAAG